ACCCTAAAGCATTTGACGAAGCAATGTACATTCTTCTCTGTGGTACTGGTGTTGGTTTCTCTGTGGAGCAACAATATGTTTCTAAGTTACCTGAAGTGCCGACTCAGTTGTTTGATAGTAAGACTTCTATTGTTGTGTCGGATTCTAAAGAAGGATGGGCTAAATCACTTCGACAACTCTTGGCTCTTCTCTACGCTGGCGAGATTCCAAAGTTCGACGTATCACGAGTTCGACCAGCAGGAGCTAGACTTAAGACCTTTGGAGGACGAGCCTCTGGACCAGGACCTTTGGAAGAACTTTATAAGTTTTGTGTCGCCAAGTTTAAAGGAGCAGCAGGTCGTCGTTTGTCTTCCCTTGAGTGTCATGATATTCTATGCAAGATCGGGGAAGTTGTTGTTGTGGGTGGAGTCAGACGGAGTGCAATGATTAGTTTGTCTGATCTATCAGATGACAAGATGGCACATGCTAAGGCAGGTAACTGGTGGGATGGTCAAGGGCAACGAGCATTAGCTAACAACTCTGCTTCGTACTTAGAGACACCAACTATCGGTCATTTTATGAGAGAGTGGAGTTCTATTTATGAGTCACATTCAGGTGAGCGTGGTATCTTTAATCGTGAAGCTAGTCAGAAGCAAGCTGCTAAGAATGGACGACGTGATGCGACTTATGATTTTGGAACAAACCCATGTAGTGAAATCATTCTACGTCCTTACCAATTCTGTAATCTGTCTAGTTGCATCATTCGTGCTACTGATAGTATCGATGATATCAGCAATAAGATTCGTCTTGCTACGATCCTTGGAACATTTCAAGCTTCGTTAACAGACTTCCCTTACTTGCGTAAGATTTGGCAAAAGAACACAGAAGAGGAAGCGTTGTTAGGTGTATCAATGACTGGTATCTGTGACAATGTATTATTGAATAACCCTGATGATGTAGAGTTACCTAAACGATTGGAGGCATTACGTGATTTGGCTGTCAACACTAACGCTTTCTATGCTGACGCTATTGGTATTAACCAGTCCGTTGCAGTTACCGCAGTTAAGCCTGAAGGTACTGTGTCTCAGTTGTGTAGCACTGCTAGTGGTATTCATCCTCAGCATAGCAAGTATTATATTCGACGTGTCAGAGCAGATAACAAAGACCCTCTAACACAGTTTATGATACAAGCAGGGTTTGTAGCAGAGCCTTGTGTGATGAAGCCAGAGTCTACTACAGTATTTAGTTTCCCTGTAGCAGTAGCAGAAGGTGGTTTGTTACGTGAAGACTTGTCAGCAATTCAGCACTTGAAGTTGTGGTTGATTTTCCAGCGTCACTACTGTGAGCATAAGCCTTCAGTAACTATCTCTGTATTAGAGAACGAATGGATGGATGTAGGAGCATGGACATTCAAACACTTCGATGAAGTTACTGGTGTCTCATTCTTACCGATGGATGGTGGAACATACAAGCAAGCACCGTATGAAGAGTGTGATGAGCAGACTTACAATCAGTTAAAGATGTTAGTACCAGAGACAGTAGACTGGGAGAACTTCAAGGAGTACGACGATAATGTCGAAGGAGCACAGATGTTAAGCTGTACTGCAGGTGGCTGCTCAATCTAATAAGGAAAAGATATGTTACTAGAACTACATTTTATTACAGGGTTTATGTTTGGAGCAGAGTGGGTTAACGAGTATGAAGACGCTAACCACTTTGTCCTTGACTTAGGGATTGTGCGGATCATGGCATCATTCCCTAAAGATGGAGAGTTTGAAGGTTAAGATTTAAAGAGGGCTCGTTCATCGTTACGACGGTTTACGAGTCCTTTCAATACCTTACCACCACCTATCGTGTACTTGAGAAACTCTTCAGCAGCCCCATCCATATCTCCACGAAGAACCTTCTGACGGAGGGTTGAACGCTGTAGTGTCCCAAGACCCACGTTAAAGCTAAAGCTGACAAGAGCATCGAACTGACCTTGTGTAAGTTCAACAGGACAGTATCGCTCGACACCTCGTTCAAAGTTAGCAAGATCTCGCTTAAGTATTTCATCTACTTCTCCCATCGTTATTGTCCTATTCCATCCTTCAGGGATAGGTAACGCTTTACGCTCAGCTAACGGTATGCGTCCGTGATTGGGATCAATAACATGACCAACACCGATAGTCCACAGAAGAGCAGGACATTGATAAGGCTTAGTCCTAACACCTTCATGATGGCGAATAACTTCAAGGGCTTTGTCACTTACTTTCATTTCTTAGCGAAGGCTTGTGTACCGAACCAGAAGGCAATGATAGAAGCAAGGATCTGCATCTCATCTGCATCAAAGATTAATGGGATAGCTTCAGCAAACTTAGTACCAGACTGCCATGCCCAAACAATAGAAGCAACGTCTACCACTATCAACAAGAATACAAATAGATAGGTAACCATAGGTCTTACAGAGGCTCTGAGGTTGATTACCCACTGACTAGCACCCTGACCTATAGCGATGTCATGAGCGTACATTGCAGAGCGTTCCTGGGCTTGTGTCTCCATCATGACTTGCTCTGTCTTAATCTCTTCTACCCTGGCTTGTGCAGCATAGCCACGCTCAAGCATCTGAAGTTCTCTCTCAGTCTGCATCTGAGCCATCTGCAGCTCATGAGACTTATCAGACTTATCCTGAAAGAAGTCCATCAGTTTAGGCAAACCACCCATCAGGAATGATAAGGCAGTTGAAATTAGTGTTAGCATTACTTGTCTCCCCAGACTATAAAATAAGAAACTACTGCAGCAAGTAAGAAGCAGTACATCTGTACCCTCTTAACTGCCTTCATATCTTGATCATACAACTTCTTGTTTTGCATCTCTTCTTTAAGCATGCGTTGCTTGATAGACTGTATGTCGTCCCAGGCTTTAGCTCCATGCTTGTTGATTACTTCAGCCTTCATACGTAGCTCCATCTTCTTTACTTCCTGGATGATCTCGTATTCTTTGAAGGCTCTCATGACAGTATTGTCTACCTGATACTGCTGAGCTTTACGTCTCTCTTCTGCCTTCTGCTTAGCGACAGAAGTAGCGTCACCTTGAATTGCTTCAATGGTCTTGGTTAATTCTTTAGTACCTTCTCTAGTAGCGTTTAAAGAACCACTAAGAGACTTGACTCCTTCTGTAATTCCATAGGGATCTGCCATATGTCATCAATCTTCTACACCTTGTTTTTGTAATTGGGATCTAACGTACTGTCTTCTAAATTCTGGATCACGCATCTTCTCAGCAAATAAAAGTTCAGTAGCTACAGACCTAGCCTGTCTCATACCGTTCTCTAACATCATTCTTTTAATAGAGTCTTTAGCTCCTTGATATCCTGGAGAGTTAATGATAGTTCCTAGTACTCTGTCAGCATATGCACTGCTGTATGCTTGATACTTAGCCTGATCTGCACCTTCTAGTTCAACACCTCTAAGGTTTTTACCTGGTAGATTGTAGTCAAACTTAATACGAGCTGTCTCTTCTTGTACTAGTGTACGATCTGCAGGAGCAGTTTGAATACCAGTAAATGCTGCAGCACCATAAGAAGGATTAGGACGTTGACCACCATATAACATAGACTGAACAGGCAACTCTGTACGTGAAGGAACTGGTAAGCCTAGTCCAAGATCAGGAATACGATTCTGTACTGCTTCACCGAAGTTAGTTACTACACGCATGTTAGGATCTTGAGATCTAGCAGGAGCTGCTGCGAATGAAGGAACAAGTAAACCAGCAAAGCTGTTAATGAAGCTACCACCGTAACGCTCTGGATCATGGATAGCCTGGAGTACACCAGAGATACCTTCTAAGAATGTCTTTGATGCAATGTTCTTAGTGATACCACCAACAACGTCAAGAGTTAAATCCTTAACCTTACGATCTAAAGGATTCTTATCAAAGTAGTTCTTGATAGCTATAGTTCCGTCAGCAACAGTACCCATCACAGTAGCTAAAGGTTCAATACGAGCATATGAATACCATGTATCACCAATCTTAACACTGTATTCAGGCAAACCTGAAGCAATCATAGCATTACGTTTGTCTGCATCTTTAGGATAGCTACCTGTTAAGTTACCAGAACCTACTGCTTGTGATACTGCAGCAGCAATACCTACACCAATAGCAGTACGAGCTACCTTAACATCAGCAGGAGTATTCTTAGAGAAAACACCTAGTGGAGTATAAGACAGAGCATCCTTCATGATGTTGATAGGAGTCTTAACGAAAGGGATAACCCATGCCATCTCTGGATGTTGTGATCTGAATCGTAGTATATTCTGTCCAAACTTACCTAGGTCCTGCTGGAATGTAGCAGACTTAGCGAAGTCTTGTACGCTCTGTACCAAGTTAAGACGAGTAGCATCTGATACATTAGCTAATCCAGGAGCACTGAGTACATTCTCTTTCCAGTTAGCAGCCTTAGTGTTTACATTACGAAGTAGATTGTATACTGTATCAGGATCTCCATACTTGCCAGTACCAGCTAGACGTGCAGCTTGTGCATTGTATTCCATCTTACGGAAGATAGCCTTGAAGAACTCGTCAGTACCTACACCAACCCTACCAGGTGTACGAACTACTTGACCTAGAATCTTCTCAGCTTTAGACGCACCAGTCTGTAGACCAATAGCACCTTTAATCTCAGGCATAGCAGCATCAAGAGGACTACCACGTAAAAAGCCTTCCTTAGCGAAGTAAGCACCTTCAAGCATACCATCCATCATACCTCTGAATGCAGGGATAACTTCACCAAGCTTAACCTTACTGAATGGATTAGCTGCTTGCAAGATACGCTCTGCACTCAGTAGTCCTAACTTAGCAACACCAGAGGCAGCGTTGACTAACGGAGTAGCAAGACCAGAGATATAGGAGTTAACTACATACTCACCGAACTTATCTTTCCAGTTAGGTTGTTTAACTGCTGTCTCTGTTAAGTCTGCAAGCATCTTACTCTTTTCAAAGCTAGTGCCTGGAGCATTCTTCATCATAGATACAGCATCTTTAAGAGCAAGGATATCACCTAGTTCTTGTCCACCATTCTTGTTGAGTCCTTTGAGAATCTCTTGAGTAGATCCAATAACCTTCTTCTGTGCTTTAGCTGCTTGTAGAGCACGACCAATATTGGATACGTTTCCGATTGCAGAGAAGAGGATTGGTTTAACTTCATCGAAGTCCTTTTTAAATACTGCAGCAATCTCAACGTCAGTCATACCAGCAGCACGACCATTCATGAATAGCTCATCAATACCATTGATCATATCCACACCACGTTGTAGTTGTGGGATGTATGCACTCATTAGATCACGACCACCAATCTCTTGAACCTTACGATTCAATAAGAAGTTGACAGCAGAATCTGCAGGGATGTTGATTGGAGTTGTGTCTAGCTCAGCAGCAACACCTGCTTTGTTTGAAGCAGCAATGCGAGTAAGGAGTTGTTCTGGACCTTCGCCTTTGTATCCAGTCTTTAGATAAGCTTCTAGGTTCTGTGCTCGTAAAGGATTGTCTGCACTGAATGCTTGCTCTATTCTAAAGTTAGGAGAGTCAGCCATCCTGAATGGAGTATCAGTAAAGAAAGAACGATAGTCACCATTGGCAATATCAGACTCTACTTTAACCCTAGTCTCTGCATTCTCAATTGCTTGAATCCAAGGTACTACGTTATCTTGAAGCGTACCAGTAGGAGGAGTAACAGTAGATACAGGAGGGATAGCATCTTGAATAGCTTCAGGTATCATGTTGTCTCTACCTGTACCACCAAGAATATAAGGAACACCAGCTTTACGAGATGCTTCCTCAGCAGGAGTTAAAGCTTCTGTGATAGACTTACCGAATCGTTGAGCCACTGCTCCAGCACCTGCACCAATCACACCACCGAAGCCAGCACCTAATGCAGTATTAACTGCTCTTGATTCATCATTATATACTGGCTCTAAGAAACCACCAATACCACCAGCGATAGCTAAGTTCTTAGCACCTTGAGCAAGGGAAGCAATACGACCAACTGGAATTAAGTTAACTGGGTCTAAGATGTTACCAGCAATCTGAGAAGCATACGCAGTAACTGGAGACTGTTTACGCATGAACTCTAGCTCTGCTTGTTTCTGTCTGTCTACTTCAGCAGGAGTTAACTGTCCTTGTACTGGTTCATTAGATGTTACGTTACCCATGATATCATAGGTAGCTGCTTCAGGAACTGCCTGGTCTATACCAGTAAGCTGACCAATACCACGAATAGAAGAAGTAATACCACGCTCTAAACCACGAGTGATGATGTCACCAGTGGAATAGGTTGGCTTATATAGCTCTTGTGCTCTGGTGATTACCTCAGCTTCACTAGCACCATCAGGACCTTCGAGAGTAATTGTCTTACCATCTGGGGTTTGAACAGTGTACTGAGCCATTACTTAGCTCCAGGAACAGGAGTAGGTACTACCTTCCAAGGTCCTCCAGGAGGTTGAGCAGCAGCAGGAGGATTAGCACCACCACCTGCATCAGGAGACATGATAGGACTTTGTACTTTATGTTCTTTAATAACATTTCCGTTCTTATCACTGAATACAATAGTAGCTCCACCGAACCTGTCAGGAACTGTGGTAACTGTAACCTTACCTTCTTCAACATCTTTGTATAGCTTACTTGCTTGTGCTCTTTGAGCTTCTGTCTGAGCACCTTTAAGGGCAAGTTCAGCAGTCTGCATAGCAGCAGCACGATCTTCTTTAACTTGGAAGCGACCAAGCATATCAGCCAGTTGATTAGCTTTTTCATTATTACCTGCTTCACGATACTTAGCAATGTCTGCGTTAAGTAATGGAAGGTTATTCTTATAGAGTTCTGTACGAGCAGACTCAGTTTTAAGATTCATGTCCTCAAACTTCTTAGCTTCTACTGAAGCCATCATAGCTTGTTGACCTAGACCAGCTTCAGTGAACTGCTTCTGTAAGTTAGTGTAGAAAGACATAGGATCATTAGGATCTGAAGCTTGCATAGCAGAATCATATACACCTTGAATCTTCTGTAGCTTCTGTAGTACAGGATTAGTTACCTCAAAGAAGTTACGATCTTGAGCTAAGTTAGTAATCCCACGACCAAACAAGTTGCCAAGCTGAGCACCTAATTGATTCTGTGCTGGCATAGCTTGGATACGAGCTTGCTCTTGTTGAATAAGCTGTTGACGATATGTCTCAGGATCAGCACCCATCAACTGAGATTGATTACCTAATAAGTAGTTTACATTCTGTCCCATATTATTTCCTTAACTTAGCTTGAAGTTACCAAAGCCACCAGAGCCAGCACTAAAGCCACCTCCAGCTTGCATTTGACTCATACCGTTTGTAGCGAAAGGAGTTCCTCCAGCAGCAGCAGGAGAATAAGCACCTGCAGCAGAACCAATCAATGAAGACAAGAACTGGTTGTTCATCTGAGTAGCTTGTAGCTGTCCTTGATACTGAGTATTAGCACCAGCAGCTTGACCACTGTAGTACTGTTGAGATCCTGCCTGCTGACCTGGTACTTGAGCAGTGCCTAGTTGTAGACCTAACTGGTACGGCTGTTGAGCCATTGTCTCTACTTGACCTGATAGACCTAACTGAGTTTGTAGTGGAGCGTATGCACCTGCTTCGCCTTGTGTCTGAGTACCTAACAAGCCAGCACCAGTACCAAACAAAGAAGCACCAAACTGAGCACGTTGTTGACCAGCTTGCTGAGCATTGGCAGCTAAGTTCAAATCTTGCTGAGCAATAGCATTGTAGTATGCAGCCATCTCTGGGTTAGTAGCTTGACGACCACCTGCTGCAGTGCCGCCAGTAGCTAGACCACCACGACCTGTCTGGAATAAACTATTACGAACACCAGCTAGTTGCTGCTCACGCTGAGGAGCAAGCAAGTTCTGCTGTGAAGTCATGTACTGTTGAGCAGCTTGATCAGGTGACTGAGCTAAGTACTGTTGACCTAAGTTGAACAAGCTCTGAGAAGCACCAGTCAGTGGAGCATACTGACCTGCCATGTTCTGAGCCTGGTTATAACTACCACCGAACTGACCAAAGAGTTGGTTCTGTAGAGCAGCTAGTTCAGGAGCAGCTTGATAACTTGCACCAGAGATATAAGGAACACCAGTAGCTGGATCAATCTCACGAGTGAACTGAGAAGAACCAAATCTAGTAGTCATTCCTACAGGACGGAATGCAGAGATATTCGCTGCAGTTATACCTGCTTGTCTCTGTTGTTCAGCAGCTTGATTAGCTGCGTTCTTAACATCTCCAGAACCTGTTATAGCTCCTAGTGTATCTTGTACTATGCTACCCATGTTTTGCTCCTAGTGTATACATCATATTTCTTGTCATTTACTGTTAACTCGTTGAACTTATACCACCCTGTAGATCTACCAAACTTTGCTAACTTGGTGTCTGTTACTTCTACTAATGCTGCTAGTGGTACACTTGTTAAATACTGCAATAAGTTTAAATCTTCTAGATACTTTGCTTTAACTCTTGATGTCCACTTATGAACATCTGTATGAAACCACAACATACCTTCATATAACTCTAGGTACATTGTGTAGTCTTGTCTATTGACTACAGGTACTTTTATCAAGCTGTACGCTTCCACATTTTAACTACAATGAATGGTTGTACATTAGCATTAGTACCGCTAGAACCACCGGATGCTATGGTTGTCGCAACAGTAATATCGGTAACAGCAGATTGAATTGCTCTATCACTATGACCTGAACTAATATCTCCCAACGAATTACCGTCACCGCCTCCGTTAAACGCACCAGCACCGTATGAATAATGAATATGTCCGGGGTCAGTTACAGTAGATGTTGCAGTATGTGTATGACTTACAGCAATAGCGTCTTTAGACCCACCAGTTTCTTCTAATGTATCAAATAAAGTATCTGCAGAATCAAGACCTACTAATACTTTACCAGCACCGAAGGCTGTCCATGTACCAAAACCTAATAAGGTATTAGGATTAGTAGACACACCTGCATTAATATAGATAGAACCTACTGGGTATACTGCAGATAAAGCAGCAGTAACAAATGCTGTAGTAGCTAACTGAGTTGTGCTAGAACCAGCAGTAGCAGTAGGACCTGCAGGAGTTCCTGTGAATGTAGGAGATGCAATGTCTGCCTTAGAACTAATAGCACCAGAGATAGCATTGAACTCGTTGTCAATCTCTGTACCCTTAACAATCTTATTTGAATCGCCTGTAGGTAGTGTGTCTTTAGTAGCAAAGTTAGTTGCCTTGGTATATGAACTCATAGTGTTTTACCTTGTTTAAGGAAGAAGTCAATCTTCTGAATGGATAACGGAGTACCATCAATGTCAGACTCAAAGCCTAACTGAAGTACTGTACCTGAACCTGATGCTGGAATGTTAGCAATGTCTAACGCAATACCGTTAGTGAATGTAGCAATGTTGTATTCTGCTGTGCCATACTCCCACACCTCTACTCGCTGCAGTACAATACCACGAGAGTAGTAGTTACGAGTGTAGTCATAGCCCCACTTAATAGCGATAGGTTGAGCAGAACCGCCAATAGCAGTTACGTTAATACGCTTAAGGATCTTGTTAGTTGTAGCAGATCCAAAGTCAAAGTAGTTAGTAAAGTAAGACATACGATATGTAGCACCATTGTCTTCATATCCATCATACTTACCAATGTACCCTGGCTTACCAATATAGAGTTGTCTATCTTGAGTAACACAGAAAGCTGTAGGAGTTATCTGTTTCCAGATGGTAGTTCTAGCAGCACCATTCTGTAGTACACCTCTGGTGTCAAAGCAATAAGTAAATCCTGAGCTAGGTAAAGACAACAAGTAGAAAGCATCTGTAGGATAGTATGTAGCTTTGATATTCTTCAATGTCTCAGAATTAACCAATGTAATTAACTCATCTCGTACATTCTTAGACACATCTCTGAATGGTAAGGACTTCTCTTGGATAACTCGCTGCAGGGAATGAACACCAGTAGAAGCTAAGAACAATAAGTCTGTACCAATAGAAGCAACAGAGTCTCTAGCTAAGCAGCCAACACCTACGATAACATCTTCTAAAGCCATATTAGAAGGATCTACAGGGTTACGATAGATAACAATATGCTTAGTACAGAAGATAATCAAGAAACCATTATGATCTGCAATAGCTACAATAGGATCGTTGTTAGGAACTACTTCACTGATATTCAGATAGCCTGATGTACCAGTCTTCCACTCAGCAGGGTTCAGTAAGTCACTGAAGTATACAGTCTGTTTATCACCATCTATATCAGCAGCCCACACACGTCCATAAGCAGTCATGACACAGTTAGGTGTAAAGCTAGATACTGTATGTCCTGTTGGAAGATTAGTAGCAATATCTCCTAGTCTTTGGAATCCATAAGAACCAGTATGAGCATGAGCTGTAGCACCAAGCTTATGATAGAGTAATGTAGGGTGTCCTGCCTGAGCTAAGATAGCATGCCCTGAAGGAGTAGCCCCTGTATCATAAGGCATACCACTGATCTGCCAGTTATCATCAGAGATAGTGTATGTCAGATTAGCTGAATCAGTACCATTACGAACTACAGCTTCAGTTAAAGTACTAGATCCAGTATAGATCTTGTTGTTAGCTGCAGAGATAAATACATCACCATCATCTTTAATAAGGTTATAGATGGCTCTAAAAGCCCCTGTAGAGGCTGCAGAAGAGTTTACCTTAGTCCACCCCTTACGAGCTCCTACACGTCCGTAGCGGTCGATTACGCAGTTATTAGCCTCTAGTGCAAAGCCACTATCTAACTGGATGGAGCTATCCTGGGTATTTAAACCACTGAAACCAGGGGCTGCAATAGAACCAGTGACTAGTTGCTCAGCCATTTAAGTCCAATCCCATGACTGTTCTTCTACATACCTGCTTGTTTCGATTGCTATAGCGTCTCCAAGCGATTGTCTGTAGAGTGTGTACATCTCCCCTGACTCAATGCCTCCGTCCTCACCACGCTCCGCTAAAGCCCTTGCAACGGCATTAAATACTACAGGCTCGTGAGGTACTAGAAGTATGTCAGCATCTGCAGCTAAAGGTACTTGTGGTTTGATTACGTTGAAGCGTACATTATATACACCATCAGGGATAGGGTATAAGTCTACCTGAGTGTCTCCATTGGAGTTTACACCGTTGAAGTTATAGTAACGAGGAGAACCCTTTTGAGTGCCGTTAAGGAGGAATCTTTCATCCATCCACTTAGTAGGGGCATTAAGAACTGTATGGTTGCTGGTATCGTTAAGCACATCAATGATTCTGAAGCGTTGTCCAGAGCCTACCAGTACATAGTTGAAGATATCTACTGCAGTTGTAGCAGTTAGGGTATCAGATAAAGCATTCCAAGGATAGGCATCTTCTGTCTGACGCTTAGCATCATTAACAAACTCACCGATCATCTTAGAATAGGCATTATCAGCTACAGAAGAAACCTCAGTTTCTCGTAACCTACGTAATACGCTATTGACAAGTTGAATATAGTTCATGTAGTCCTTGGAATATCAATATATTATAACATACTTTTGCTTAAAAGTCAAGCATTTATTTCTTGGTTTTCTTTGCTTTTGATAATGCAATAGCGATAGCCTGCTTCTGTGGTTTGCCATGTTTCATCTCAGTCTTAATATTCTCTGAGATTACCTTCTTAGATTTACCTGATTTAAGTGGCATGATTAGCTTCCGTTCTGATAGGCTGTTGATTGAATAATTTCTACTGTTAGTATAACTGACATGCTAGAACCTGTCTCGGTAGTTACCTTTATATAGTCCCCTTCATCCATAACCATACGTCCATCACTAAACTGAATATATTTATTAGCATCTAAGTTAGAAGTACCTAAGATAACAATGTCGTCAGTCTCGCTGAGGTCGTGCCATACAGCAGATACAGTCTTATTAGACCCAGTACTGTTGCTAATAAATAACAAAGTAGCAATAGCTTTACATCCTTTAGGTACTGTGTAAACAACTGTAGGGGTGTTAGCTACAATGTTCTTACCTATTGTTAGTTCTCTCATAGGTCCTTAGAAGTGTTTTAGAATCCAGTCTTTGAAGACTGTTAAGAATATACCGATACCAGAAGCTAAGAAAGCTACTCCACCGAGGAAGCCTTTATAACGCATCATCTCATCACGAACAGAATGGATGCACTCTAGTATCTCTTTTTGGCTGGTCTGTAGCTTTTCTACTTCAGCTTCTAAGACAGC